TAAGTGAGTATATAATGACACCTAAAACATTTTCTATTTTTATAGAATCCGAAGTTCGTAGAAAAAAAATTACACATATGGATGCAATATTAGAATATTGCTATCAAAAAGGAGTTGAACCCGACTCTATCACAAATCTAATACAAAAACCACTCAAAGATAAAATAGAGGCAGATGCCAGAGATTTAAATTATTTACCTAAAATGGGTAAGTTACCTGTATGACCGAACTTAGAGGAGTAACTAGAACATTGGACCCTTTCAAAGCATATATGATTTACATGGGATTAAAAGCACATTTTAATTCTAACTATGATTATGTTAAGTATAGTGGTAAAACTTCGGCAACAAGAAAAAGTTATTTAAATCGTAAAGACAAAGCTTTCTTTGGAAAGGCGTCTAGAAAATTTCAAAATGAAGTTGAAGATTTTTTTATTTCTAACTTTGTAGAAAATGAAAAAGGATATGTAGGTCAGTTTAACGAAGAAACTTACATACAATGGAAAAAAAGAGTTCAAAGCTTAAAATATCAATTTAAAAATGACATGACATTGTTGTTAGAACAAAGTAAGAAGTTTAATAAAATGTTTGAGTGTAAAGATGGTCAACACCCTATTCTATTTAAAAATTATTTAGCTAAAAAAATTAGTATTGAAACAATGGTTATATTAGATAGAATTGTTGATTATGCTAAAGATTTTGATACAAAAATTCATGAAACTGTCATATGGCCAAGTCATGCCAAAAAAATAAATAATTACAAAAAGCTATTGACTTTTGATGAATCTGAGTATAAAATGATATTATTCAATTTAGTAAAATAGGAGTTATTATGAATGCCGAAATTATGAATCAATCTTTGATTAATAAAGAATTAGAAAATCAATCTTTAGTAAGAGAAAGAGATTTCTTTAAATCTAAAGTTGAAGACCTTGAAAATCAAGTTAAAACTTTGTCAACTGAACATGCTTATGTTCAAAAAAAGAATAACGAACTTAGAACTAAACTTAAAGAAGCAGTTGCAAAACCTCTTAATCGCTTCAAAAAACCTTTTAGGAGAAATTAAATGGAACAAAGATTTACATTTATCAAAACAAATGAAAAAACTAGCGATGATGATTTCGTTCAAGAAGAAAGAGTTGAACTTGAAGCTGTTATCGAAGAAAATGATTTTGGTGAATTATCTGAAAAGTTGACTAACTTTTTATCTGGGTGTGGCCATAATGTTGTTGTTGAAATTCATGATAGAGATGATGAAGATTTTGATGATGATGATGAATATGACGGTGGGGTTGAACAAACAGATTAATGAAAAAAAACTTATTTATTATTGGTAATGGTGAATCTAGAAAGTATCACGAATTAGACCATTTAAATCTTTATGGTAAAATATATGGTTGTAATGCCCTTTATCGTGATTTTACACCTGACGGATTAATATCTTGTGATTGGAAAATGCAACATGAGATTCACTCATCAGGTTATACCACTAATAATAATTGTTATTTTAAAAGTTGGAAAAGATTACCTAGTGATTTTTATGATATGATGATGATGACCAGTTTAGCAGAAGATGTAACAAAAGATTTAAATGTACAATTAAAAGAAGCAGGTCTTCCAACCTTAGAACATTTTGTATATGAGAATGAACGAGGTAATAAAAAAGAGTGTGTTGTACAAGGTATTAATGCTGAACAAGTTGCTTATGTTTTACAGAAACTAATAAAAGAATATAAAATGGATAGTTTTGATGTAAAAGAAAAACTCGGTAATGCAGGATTATTTATTAATTGGGTTGAAGAGAAAGATAAAATAAAAGATTTAGACCAGTTTTTTGATGGTGAACATAAGGGTTGGGCATCAGGCCCTACTGCAGTAAGAGTTGCAATAGAAGAGAATCCTGGTATTGCATCAAGTAATGTTTTCATGTTAGGATTTGATATGAAAACAGGTGGTAAAGTTAATAACATATACAAAGATACAGATTGTTACATATCTAAAGATTGTAAATATGTTGGTTCTTCAAACTGGAGACAACAACACAAACAGAATTTTGAGAACGACAACTATTCTCATATTAAGTTTTACAGAGTCATAAATGACGATTCCATAATAGAGGAATGGGAAGATTGTGATAATGTAAAAAACATAAGATATTCAGAGATGAATACTCTTATAAATAACTCTATATAATGATTAAGTGAAGATAAAATAGCATATAATAACATACGGAGAAAATAATATGTCATTAGATACTTTAAAAAAGTCTAATTCATTAGACAAAATATTAGCTGCAGTTAAAACTGAAACTGCTCCAGCTGAAAAACAATCATATGTAGATGAAAGACTATGGAAACCTGAACTAGATAAATCTGGTAATGGTTATGCAGTAATAAGATTTCTACCATCACCTGAAGGCGAAGATTCTATGCCTTGGGCGAAGTTATGGAATCATGCATTTCAAGGTCCTACTGGTAAGTGGTTTATTGAAAACTCATTAACTACTTTAAATCAAAAAGACCCTGTGTCCGAATACAATAGTTCATTGTGGAACTCTGGTGTCGAAAGTGATAAAGAAATCGCTAGAAGACAAAAAAGAAAACTACAATACTATTCTAACATATATGTTGTATCTGACCCACAGCATCCAGAAACCGAAGGAAAAGTTTTCTTATTCAGATATGGTAAGAAAATCTTTGACAAGATAATGGAAGCTCTACAACCTCAGTTTGAAGATGAAACCCCTTTAAATCCTTTTGATTTTTGGGAAGGTGCAAACTTTAAATTGAAAATTAGAAAGGTTGATGGCTATTGGAATTACGATAAGTCGGAATTTGAAAGTCCTTCAAAGTTAAATGAAGATGATGCGATTTTAGACAAAATCTATAAATCAGAATACTCTTTATCAGAGTTTACTGCACCATCTAATTTTAAAACTTATGATGAACTCAAGTCCAGGCTTGATGATGTTCTAACAGGCACTCAATCATCTAAGAGTTCTGCAGAAGATGTAGAACTTGAAACTGTTGAAACAGATGTTGAAGACAAACAATATGTTGACAATGTTGTTACAACAGCAAAAACCGAAAGTGATGATAGTTTAGATTACTTTCAAAAACTAGCAAAAGAGGCTTAAACACCTACTTTGTTTCTCCTTTATAAGGGTATGTGGACTTAAAATTCACATACCCTTTTTTTATTATAAATAGAATAAAGAGGAGAGTGAGTATGGACCCTATTACAGCGGTGGCCGCAGCAACAGCTGCGTTTAATACAATTAAAAAAGGTTTCGAATTTGGCCGAGATGTCGAAAGTATGTATGGTGATATTGGTAGATGGATGCACGCCAATGAAGCCATTCATCAAGGGCATAATAATGCTAAAAAAAGAAATGTCGGAAGTATTGAAGAAGAGGCATTAGAAACCTTTGGTGCTTTGAAAAAAGCCAAGCGAATGGAAGATGAACTAAGAAATTGGCTTATTGCCACCCACGGAATGAATGCTTGGAATGACTTGTTACGAATACAAGCATCAATTAGAAAAAAAAGAAAAGAAGAAGCAGAAAGAAAAAAAAGAGAATTAGAAGCCATGATTAAATGGGTATTTGGAGGGTTTTTATTTGTTGTTGTTGCAGGACTTGTATTAATGATAAGTATGAAGTATTTCGGATATATGTAATGTCTAAAGTATTTAAAAAACCAGATGATTTAAGAAATCATTATCGACCTAGACATAGAATTACAGAATATAAATCGCCTGTTGTTGCATGGGAAAGTACATTAGATAGAGAATGGGTAGAAGATGCAAAAGGTGAGGGATATTTTCAAGAGAAAGTTATTGTAACTAAAAAGAATAAGTCGAGAGTTTTCTAAAATTAAAATCTTCAGATATACTACTTAACATTGCTGTTGTACTTGTGGTATTTTCAATATTTTGAGTAGGTGAACTTACATTATTAACAATAGTTTGACCACCATTAGACATAGAAGATATCAAACTATCCATTCCAGTTTTCATAATATCATCTGTTCTTGCGGCCGAATCTATTTGACCAGAAGTACTTGGTCTAAACAATTCTGGTCCTTTTTCACCTACAAGATATAATTCATTGTCCTGAACAGGACCACCCATTGCTCTTCTAGGTATATCTTTTCCTGTTACAGCTGCATAGTCAGTACCAACTTGACCTATTGATTGAATAGCAGCAGCAGCTTTCATAAGAGGTTCAGTATTCTTTGCTAATTCAATTATTTTGTCGATTGGTCCTTTACCACCAAATAGAGAATCTCCAATTTTACTAAAAGTACTTCCACCAAACCCTTCAAGTGCTTCTTTTAATGCTTCAATACCAAGAGCAGCTTTAAACATTGTATCTGCTGGAATTTGACTTAATTTTTCAATTTGTTTTGTGGTTGCATCTGTACCAGCAGTTTTCATTTCAGTAATTTTACCAATAACATTAGCTAGTGAATCACCAATTCCTTCAATGATTTTTGCTATACCACTACCAATACTTTCAATAGTAGTGCCAAGACCTTCGAAAACAGATTTTATAGTTTCACCAAATGATTCAAACATTTTCCCTATTGGTTCAAATGCCGGTTTCAAAATTCTAAGGGCAGCAGAAATTGCTAAAATTGCAGCTGAAACAGCAGCAAGACCAACAAGTGCAGCTGGATTTGCAATCGCAGTCAGACCTGCACCAATACCTTTTAAGATTCCACTTATGAAACCGCCTATTCCTTTACCAGCAGATTTACCCATAGTTTGAATACCTTTAGCCATTCCAACTACTTTACCAGGTTGACTTGATTTTGTCATTGCTGATGCACTTCTAGCGAACCCACCACTACCTGTAGCTTTTTTAGCTAAACCTCCGACTGCACCTTTCGCCGAACCTCCTGCTTTTGCTAATGAACCACCTAATCCCTTTAGACCAGGGAGTAAGTTTTTCTTCATTACTGTACCAATGAACTTGGCAGCTTTCAAGACTAAACCAAAAGTTGCTTTTGGGTATAGATATACTGCTAAACCACCTAATGCAGTTATTAGAAAACCAAAGTTTTCTTTTAAAACATCACCTGCTGACATTGTATCATCATTAATATCTGCAAATAAATTTGTGAGTTTACCAGAAATGTATAATGCAAAAGGTTTAATAAAATTTTCATACAAACTTTCTAATGCAGGAAGTAATTTACCAGTGATTAATTCTGACATTTGTTTCCATAAATCACTTTCAAAGAATTTTGGTAATAGTTTTAATAGAACCAGTAGACCACCACCAATTAATGCTGCTTTAAGAAAAGTACCAATGCCACCAAGAAACCCAAACTTCTCTTTTATTTTACCACCAACACCTTTGGCAATCTCTCCAATTTTAGAGCCTAATCCTTTTAAACTTTCTAAGAAACTTTTTTGATCTCTTATCTCTTCATTTTTATCTTCTTTTTTTTGTATTAACTTTCTAAAAATACCTCCTGTTTTTTCTTGCACAGATTTAAATAGACTGCCTGTTGTTTTACCAGCTTTATCTAAACCAGTAACAAGACTATTCTTGATAGTAGAACCTAAGTTCTCTATACTCTTAACGACTTGCATATCACCTTGTTGATTACTAGATACAAGTTTTTCTTTTAAATCTGATATTTCTGACATTATTTTTGTTTTTTCTTTAAATGGTCATAAAGTTCTTCAACAAGGTCAGCTTTAGTAAACCTTCTATCTAACTCTATTCCGTGTTTACGACCTAAGTTTTCTAACTCTTTTTTTGTCATCATTCTAAGACCAATTTTGTTAATTTTTTTAGGTTTTGGTTTAAATAAGTTTTTTATAAAATTTAGCATATTATTTTTTCTTTGTAAATGTTTCTTTTGCATAAAAAGCTGCAACGATAGCAGCAACTGATACAAAATATGTTGCGGCCATATCACCTAGTACTTTCCCTGCTTGTTCTAATCCAACTAAATATGCAAGTACAACTGCAAATGGATATAGTAGCATACCAAATAAAGCAAACCAAGCCATGTTTCGTTGAGCATCTGCTTTTTTATCTTCATTCTCCATATCGGATTTCATATCTTGAAGTTTTAATAATCTTTCGTCCATGTCTAACTCCTCATCAGTAACCACTCCGTCACCATCAACATCAAATTCTTCATATTTAGAATCTTTCTCAAGTTTTTTTCCTGTTTTGTTCTCTGATTCTTTCATTTTCTTCCTTTATGTGTTGTTGTAATAACGAAACATAAATATCTCTTTCCCACGGTATCATATTTTCAATATCACTCAAACTATATTTATGATGTTGCATCATCGCGAAGTTTGTTTTAAAAAAAAGTTCAAGTGTATTATGAGAAAGAGCTATTAAAAAAAACTCTGTAATCCCTCCAAAGGCACATCAGATTCAACTTCAGTTTTTGGGTTTTTTATTTTTACCATGTGTTTTAATTTAGGCATTGTTTCAAAAAACTTTTGTACTTCTAAAAATTGTTGTGAGTTCAAAGATGATATAAAATCATCTGCTTCTTTCTCTGAAAAATCTTCAATTATTTTTTCACCTTCATAAACTGATTCAATCATTTTTGGAATCACTTTAAATAATTCTTTTGGGTCATTTAAATTTAGTTTAGATACCATATTCATTGTAGGGTATTTTAAAACAAGTTTAATTTCATCAGTTATCTCTACAACATTAGTATGATTTTCTGTTTCATTTAATTTAATATCACCTATATCAATTTCTGTTTCAACCATTGTTTTCATATCGTCTGGACACTTAACATTAACTTTTATTTTCTCACCTATCGCTTTACCTCTTATGTTTAGAAATAAATATTCTAAATCAAAAATTGGTATGCTTCCAGATTTTACTTTTCCAAATGTACAAGCTGTAACGATTTCACCTATTGCATTAATGATGTTTTTTTCATCACCAGTTTCACTTGCAATCATAAGTATTTTTTCTTCTTTTACCAGAAATGGTCTATATTTGATGGGTTCTTGAATTGTTTTTAGTTTCAATTCATAAGTTGGTGTTTTTAGTTGTGGTAAAGCCATAACAATTCACTCCTTATTTTAATATTATAATATTAAGTCAGCTGCTGCTCTAGCACCTACAGTTACTGTTGGACTAGCACCAGCTTTCCCTAATATATCAGTTAAGATTCCTTTTGGATTAACTAAGTCATATTTACCAGTTGCACTGGCACTTACATAATCATCTAAATTTGTTGATGGTTCTGCACCGATTCTTTCCCAATATCTATATGCAAAAGATATAGTTACTTTTTGTAAATCTTCAGAACCCACACTTAATTCTTGTGCATTGATTGATTTTGGGTATGCTTCATAGAGTTTTATACCATAACTTGATTTCTTTTCTTTTGCACCAGAGAATGATAAAAAGTTGCCAGGTAATCGAAAATTAGAACCTTTTGATAATTGAAATATATGTATTTCGCCAACAATATCATTATAGTATTGCATATTATAAGTGCCCGGCTCATATATTCTTTTTTGACATTCTTCAAAAAATACTTTTTCTGACAAATCAACATTACAAAAGAATGAAGCTGAGACCTCAGCAAATTGTACAAGCCCTTGAGGTATTTCTCTTGCAGGGCCATAAATGTTTTCATCTGGTGCAGATAGAATTGTTCTTGCTGGGTACTGAATAGATTCACATCTCATACTTACATATCTTGCATTTTCATTATTGAATATTTTTGGGCATAATATAAGTGTTTCAAATCTACCTGT